GCGGTTGGACTCAAGCGGCACCTGGAGTGCGAGGACTGGCGGGAGGGCAGGGGCATCCCCTACGCCTTCCGCTGGCTGCGGGACCGCAAGTGGCAGGAAAAGCGAAAGACCGCCCAGGCTTTGGGCTCGGACAGGCCCCCGGGGGTGACGTATGGCTGGAGATAACAACACCCTGTATGAGCAGGTGCTAGGCGCGGAGCAGAGCGTGATCGGCTCCATGCTGATTGACCCGAAAACCGTGGGGCTGGTGGTGGCGGAGCTATCCGAGGAGGATTTCAGCCTGGAGGCAACCCGTAACCTTTTCCGTGCGTTCCGGAAGCTGTACCTGGAAAACCGTATCATGGACCCGGTGACGGTGCTGGCAGCGATCGGGCCGCAGGACGCCTCCATGCGCAGCTATGTCATGGAGCTGATGGACCGCACCCTAACCCCCGCAAATATCGTGGAGTACATAGAGCAGGTGAAGCGGGAATCCCTGCGGCTCCGGCTGCAGAATATCGGCCGGGAGCTGCTGGAGAGGCTGAGCAACCCGGAGGACGCTATGCCGCTGCTTATGCGGGGGATGGAGCTGTTGTCCGGGCAGAGGCAGGACGACGAAGCGGACATGGAGCGCTCCATCCTGGACTTTTACGAGGACCTAAAGCACGAGCCGGAATACCTCCCCTGGGGCTTCCCGGAGCTGGACGAGGGACTGTACGTTGAGCGCGGGGACTTTGTCGTGCTCGCCGGCCGCCCCTCCGACGGCAAGACCGCCCTGGCCCTGCACATGGCCTATGCGCAGGCCCAAACGCTCAACGTGGGATTCTTTTCCCTGGAGACGGGCCGAAAGAAGCTGTTTTCCCGCCTGATGTCCTCTGTGTCCAGGGTGCCCGGCCCAACTTTGAAACGCCGGAAGCTCTCGGAGGAAGAGTTCAGCCTGATTGCAGCCGGGGCCGGTGAGATACGACCGAGGAAGCTGCGGGTCATAGAGGCGGCCGGATGGACGGTGGATCAGATTGCCGCCCGGGCCCTGGCCCGGAAGCTGGATGTAATCTATATCGACTACCTGCAGCTTATCCGGCCTACCATACGGGGGCGGGCCAGCCGCCAGGACGAGGTGGCGGATATCTCGCGGGCCCTGGCCGTCCTGGCCCGCACCCACAAGATCACGGTTGTGGCGCTGTCCCAGCTCTCCCGGCCGGCGGATAAGACCAAGCGGCGTCCTCCGGTGCTGGCCGACCTGCGTGAGAGCGGGCAGATTGAGCAGGACGCCGACGCGGTGATGTTTGTCTGGCGTGAGGACGAGCAGAACAGCAACGCCGAGCGAACCCTGTCCCTGGCAAAAAACAAAGAGGGGCAGTTGAACAACTGGCCCATGGTCTTCCGAGGGGAAATCCAGAGGTTTATCCCGATCACCTCCCCCGGCAGCACTACCATGGCAAAGAAACGGCAAGAGCCGGACTACAAACAGATGGGGTTCCACGAAATCACAGGTGATGACTCGGAGCTCCCATTCTGAGCAAGGAGATAGAGCTATGCGTACTATCGCTATTGTGAACCTTAAGGGCGGCGTCGGGAAGACCGTCACCGCCGTCAATGTGGCCGCCATCCTGGCCACCGAGTACGGCCAGCGGGTGCTGCTCATTGACGCAGATCCCCAGGCCAACGCCACCCAGTCCCTGCTCCCGCCGGGGGAGTACGACACCTTGGCTAGGCTGCTGGCTATGCCGGACGCCTACTATGGCGCTCTGTTGTATCACAGCAGCATCCGGGGTCTGGACGTATTGCCGGCCGACGACGAGCTGCGCAACCTGGACGTGGATCTGCTCCAGGGGGAGCGGCCCAACCTGCGGGCCATCCGTGACCTGCGGGACGCGATGGAGGAGGGTGACGCCTACGACTGCATCGTAATTGACTGCCCGCCCGCGCTGTCCCCGGCCTGCGCGGCGGCCATTGCCGCCTCCACTGATGTGGTCATCCCCATCAAGGTAGACGCTTACTCGGTCCGAGGGATGAATGAACTGACCGCCCAGATCGACCGTCTGCGGAGCATCTACCCGGACGTGCATGTGGCGGGCTGCCTGCCCACCATGTGGTACCGCTCGGACACGGTGGAGCAGGGAGAGAGGCTGCTCCGGGAGCAGGCCCCGGTCCATGTCTTTGCCAGCCACATCCGGCGCAGCCCCAAGGTGGACGAGTCCACCTGGACGGGGGAGCCAGTGGTGAGCTGGTCGCCCCGCTCCGCAGCGGCCCAGGATTACCGGGCCTTTGTAGCGGAGTTTCTGTGGGAGGAGGCGGCAAAGTAATGGCCAAGTTTGACATCACGGCGGCTTTTCAGGCCGCAGTGGGCGCCGCCGGAAATGTGTCCAAGTTGGACACATCGCGGGAGACCATCGAGTACATCAGCCTGGACAAGCTGGAGGCTGACCCGGGCAATTTTTATAGCCTGGACGGTTTGGAGCACCTGGCGGCCAATATTGAGCTGTGCGGTCTCCAGCAGCCCATCCGGGTACGGTCGACGGAGGACGGGCGGTACGTCATCGTCTCCGGACACCGGCGTTGGTCGGCGCTCAAGCTCCTGCGCAGCACAGAGGGGAGCGGGGACCGATGGGCAAATATCCCCTGCATTGTGGAGCGGGACGAAGTATCCCCGGAGCTCCGGGAGCTGCGGCTGATCATGGGCAACAGAGATACCCGGAAACTATCACCGGCGGAGGTATCCAAGCAGGCCCAGCGGGTGGAGCTGCTGCTCTACCAGCTCAAAGAGCAGGGCTACGAGTTTCCCGGCCGTATGCGCGACCAGGTGGGGGCAGCCTGCCAGGTGTCCGCCCCCAAACTGGCCCGGCTCAAGGTCGTCCGGGAGCACCTGATCCCGATTTATTTGGAGCACTTCGACCGAAATGAACTCTCAGAACAAACTGCTTACGCTTTGGCACGGATGGAGACCGCACTCCAGGAGCGGCTGGCGAATATGTCGCCGAACCTGCCCACCGGGAGCCGGGCGGAGGAGCTGCTGGGGATGGCTCAAAACGGCACCGACTGGCGGCCTAAATTTGCATGTCCAGACGGCAGCCCATGTAAGAGGGGAGACGCATTCCTGCGGCACGATCTGGAGTGCAGCTATGGTGAGCTGTGCGGGGGGCACACCTGCTGCCTCAAATGCTATCGGGGCACCTCCCGGTATGATACCTGTGAGCGTGCTTGTTCCAAGGCCAAGGCCGCCCGAAAGGAGCAGAGGGACGAGGAGGAGGCCAGGGAAGCCAAGCGCGAGGCGGAGATCCAGGCGGAAATCCAGAAAAATGTGCAGCTCCGGGCCAAGAGGCTGGCCGCGGCCGCAGATGCCGCTGGGCTGGAAAATGAGGCATCCATCCTCGTCTCAGAGTATGGACGGGGCCTGACAGTCGGGAAACTGCGGGATTGGGCCGCAGGCCACTTTGACCAGGATGATAAACTGTATCCCAGTACCCTGAGCCCCAAAGACTACAGCGACCCTGCCATGCTTGCCGAGAAGCTGGGGTGCTCCACGGACTACCTGTTGGGCGTCACGGATCAGTTGATGCCGGCGGCTCTATCCACGGATACAGATCTGGAGACGGACGGCCCCTGGCACTGGTGGCCGGAGCAGCCGCAGGAGAGCGGTCTGTACTGGTGTATCACGGGCCCCATGAGCCACGGCGGGAGCCTGTACTGGTGGAACGCTGAGCAGTGGGAGCACCCGGCCATGGCTTTCCGGGTGGTGCCGAGCGTAAGACTTTGGATGAGGTGTCCCCAGTTGCCAGAGAGCATGAGCTGGGAGAGACAGGAGGTACAAGATGGCGAAAAGTAAGAAACCACACCGCCGCCCCGGGCCGGGCAAGCCCCAGGGCGCGACCTATGCCCAGATGCTGGCCCACAAGGCGGCCGTCCGAAAGGGGCTGGAGCAGGCCGCCCGGGACGCCACGGTGCAGGTACAGGCGGATACCCATACCCAGCGGGCCATGTGGCTGATGGTGTGCTCCATCGCCGACGCCTATGGCTTCGGCCCCAAGCAGCTGCAAAAGTTTTTCACCGCGCTCCAGGACAACACGGACGAGCTGGAGCGGATGCGTGCAGAAGTGGACGAGGAATATGCCTTTGAAAAGCTCCGCCAGAAGGCGCAGGCGGTCACTGGCATGGAGGTGCATTACCTCTATGAGCAGGAGGCTCTGCTGGCTGAGATGCAGGCGGCCAAGGAGGGGGTGTTAGCCCATGAGTAAGCGGATAATCCAAACCACACCCAGCGGCGAGTGGGGTATCCCCGGTGTGGATCTGGCAACCCTGCCGCCCAGGGTGTACGGGGCACTCTGCAAGCTCAAGGACATGGAGGCGCTGCTGGAGGTCATCAACTCTCCAGCAGTTCGGGCGTGGGAGCGGGACGACGCCATCGAGCAGTTGATCTGTATGGGCAACTAAGGAGCCGGAGATGGAGGCGCGAAAATGAAAGTACCTGCAGAATTTGAGGACGTGTTCCAGGGTGTCGAGTTGACGGAACGCGAAATCGGATTTTTGACCTGGCTGGCAGGGTGGGATAGACGCACGATTGAGAATCTTAAATCGCTGATCCAGAAAATCCGGGCCACACGGGTAATCGGTAATGCCCTCCAGACCAGCAACGAGTCGCTGGCACCATCGGCCAGCCGCCAGCCAGGGGGAGCGGAGGCGAAGGAATGAAAAAGACCAGCATTAAAGAACTACGGAGTTTCTCAAAAGCGGAGCTAATCCGATATGTGCAATATGTGGAAGGAGAACCGCTGCGGGCACATCACACCGCTGCGCGCACATATATCTACGAGCTGCGTCTGGAGAGGGTCAACAAACGGTACGATGCAGCAGTAAAGAAACTAAGCTCCCTGACTCAAGGAGACAAGACTTTGCAGGGGCTTGTGGAGTGGACAAAAGCCCATGAAACAGTCTCCCGCTGCATAGCCGAGTTAGAGCGGTTGGAAAAACTGCTTTATGGCTAGCAGTGAGGCTCCGGCCCTCTGCCGGGTGGAGATTACCCGCTCCACCCGCCTCTTCTTGCTTTGCGGGTGTCTGGCCTGAGCCGGGTGCCCGGCAGAGGGCCGGAGACAGCTTCAGTGGGGGCGAGAATGGACAAGGACAAGTGTTATGGATGCCGCTGCCAACAATGCCGGTGGCGTGGGGCCGGGAGCCTATGTCATTATAACGAGCATGGGGAGCATACCAGCCGGTGCTCATGGTGTAGTAGAGCGATACGCAGGCTTAGCCCGGAGCTGCCCGAATGGAAGACGGCGAGCTTCACATGCAAAGGATTTGAAAGGAGGTGCTGAACGATGGGAGGGGCGATTGATAAACAAACGATGCTAGGTCTTATCATCGATGCAAAGCGCACAGACTCGGAAACAGGCAGTTTTGCAGAGTGGCTTGCGGAGTATCTGGCGGAGCATATGCCCACACTCACCCCGCCGAACGAGTGGAGGGGCGTGGAGGAGGGACTGCCGGAGATTTATCTGGACGAAGAGGGAAATAACATACCGTTCCTCGTGTGCGGGCCTGATTCAAAGTACCCATTCCGTGCGTTATTCATCGGAAACTCTTGGTTTAATGGATGGGATCCGGTTGAAGTCACCCACTGGATGCCGCTTCCTGCGCCGCCTAACCGTCGCCCTTCGGAGGTAGCGCCATGAGATACCAATACACCCGCCAAGAGCTGGAATCCATCACCCAGGAGACCGCAATCTACATTGAGGGAGCGGGGATAGCACAGCTCCAATGGGACGGCCTGGAGATTGCAGAGGGGTGCAGGGATGGATACCTGTACTGCAAGCACATCAAGCCGTTTGCAATGGAGCTGTACGGCAAATACTGGACGGCCTGGGATGGGCCGCCGGAGGAGGAAACTGCATGGGCCTAGAATACCCCTGTGTCTACTATAAGCCTGGTGGTCTGTGTGAAAAGTACAGCACAGACGGCATAACATCGTATTGTGTGCAAGGCCCTTGCCCGGATCAGAGCCTATCCAACTCTGACCGCATCCGGGCCATGGGCGACGAGGAGCTGGCAACCATGCTCAACCGCTTTGCAGAGGGTGAGGATGCACCGCACTACTGCAGAAACCTGCCGGAGTGCAACACAGACATGGAAGCAGACAACCTGATCCCATTGGAGCGATGTCAAGCGTGCCTGCTCCACTGGCTGCAGCAGCCGGCGGAGGGAGATGTGAGTGATGCCCGAATATCGTAGATATCAACGAATACCGGCGGAG